ATGCCTATGCAGAAAGACTGGTCGAGGCGGAACCTGACGGAGGCGCAGCGCCGGGCGGCTGAGACGGAATGGTTCCTGCGCGGCAGGGCGGAGCAATTGCCGCCACGCGGCCAATGGCATGGCTGGCTGGTGATCGGCGGGCGTGGCTCGGGAAAGACAAGGACGGGGGCCGAATGGGTCAACGCCATCGTGCGCGGCCTGCCGATGTTCGCGTTCCACCGCACCGGCCACATCGCGCTTGTGGGCGAAACGTTGGCCGATGTGCGCGACGTGATGGCGGAGGGGCCTTCGGGCATCATTGCTGCTTCGGCGGACGGGTTCCGCCCGAGGCTTGAAATTTCGCGTCGCAGGCTTGTCTGGCCGAACGGCGCGGTGGCGACGATGTTTTCAGCCGAAGACCCGGACAGCCTGCGCGGGCCGCAATTCGAGGCGGCATGGTGCGATGAATTGTCGAAATGGAAAAAGGACGAGGCCTGCTTCGACATGCTGCAGTTCGGGTTGCGCCTCGGCGATTGGCCGCGCCAAATTGTGACGACGACGCCGCGCCCGACGCCGCTCATCAAGCGGCTGCTCGACGATCCGGGCTTTGTCGTGACGCGGATGAAGACGCAGGACAATGCCGCGAACCTCGCGACCGGCTTCATGGCCGCGATGCAGCAACGCTATGCGGGATCGCGTCTCGGACGCCAGGAACTTGACGGCGAACTGATCGCCGACCGGGACGGGGCCTTGTGGAACAGGGCGGCCATCGATGCCTGCTTCGAGGCGCGGCACCCCGATCTGGTGCGGATCGTCATCGCGGTCGACCCGCCGGTGACGGCCAGCCGCACTTCGGACGCGTGCGGCATCGTCGCCGCCGGGATCGATGCGGCGGGCTCCGGCTGGGTTCTGGAGGATGCAAGCTTCGCGCCGGCGCCGCCAGCGCGCTGGGCCGCCCGCGTGGCGGGGCTCTACGACCGTTGGCAGGCCGACTGCATCGTGGTCGAAGCCAACCAGGGCGGCGACCTTGTTGCGGACGTGCTGCGGTCGATCGACCGGGCGTTACCCGTGAAGACCGTTCGGGCGCGGCGCGGCAAGCTCCTGCGGGCGGAACCTGTCGCCGCGCTCTATGAGCAGGGGCGTGTGCGCCATGCCGGCAGGTTTCCGCAGCTCGAAGACGAGATGTGCGATTTCACGGCCTCGGGACTGTCAAACGGACGTTCGCCGGACAGGCTCGATGCGCTCGTCTGGGCGCTGACGGAACTGATGATCGCGCGGCAGGCCGCGCCGAAAGTGCGCCCGCTTAGCTGAGCGCAACGAAAGGACACAGACCATGAAACGACCCTGGCCGTGGCGGCTGTTCCGCCCGGAAGGCCCTCACGCGCAGGCGCAAGCGCAGACGGGACCCGTGCCTCAGCGCAAGTCCGGCCTCGGGCTGATCGCGCTGCACGGGCTCGCGCCTTCCGACTGGGCGGTGGCTGACTATGCCTCGCTGGCCCGCGACGGCTTCATGCGCAACCCGGTTGCCTATCGCGCGGCCCGCATGGTGGCCGAGACGGCGGCGTCCATTCCGTGGCTGCTCTATGAGGGCGAACGGGAAGTGCCAAGGCATCCGCTGCTGGAGCTGCTCGAAAAGCCGAACGGCTTTGAGGCGGGCGCGACATTCTTCGAGACGCTCTATGGACACTTGCTTCTGTCCGGCAACGCCTATGCGAACTTCACCCCGCTGGCGGGCCAGCCGGGCGTGCTGCACGCGTTGCGGCCCGACCGCGTCACGCTCAGGACCGATGGTGAGGGCTGGCCTGACGCCTACGTCCATGTTTCGGGCGGGCGCACCGTCCGCTTCGCGCCGGTCTCGCGTGAGGATGGCGGCATCATCCATCTGAAGATGTTCCATCCGCTGGATGACCACAGGGGCTTTGCGCCGCCGGCCGCCGCCATGATGGCGCTTCAGACCCACAATGCGACCAGCGCCTGGAACAAGGCTTTGCTGGAGAATTCGGCGCGGCCATCGGGCGCGCTCGTCTATGCGCCGGGCGACGGGGGCAACTTGACGGAAGAGCAGTTCGACCGGCTGAAAGGCGAACTGGAGGAGGGGTATTCGGGCGCGAGCCGCGCCGGACGCCCCTTGCTGCTGGAAGGCGGGCTGGATTGGAAGCCCATGTCGATGACGCCCAAGGACATGGACTTCATCGAGGCCAAGCACGCCGCCGCGCGCGAGATCGCGCTCGCCTTCGGCGTGCCGCCCATGCTGCTCGGCATTCCGGGCGACAACACCTATGCCAACTATGCCGAGGCAAACCGGGCGTTCTACCGGCTGTCCGTGCTGCCGCTTGTCAGCCGCGTGGCGCGCGAACTGAGCGCGCGGCTTGCGCCTTCCTTCGGCGACGGATTGCGCCTGTGGTTTGACGCCGACCGTGTCGAGGGCCTCAGCGCCGAGCGCGATGCGCTGTGGGCCCGCCTCGGCGCGGCATCGTTCCTGAGCGACGACGAAAAGCGCGAGGCGGTCGGCTATTCGCCGCGCCGCGCCACGGAGGACAACCATGGCTGACTGGATGCACACGCTTTCCGACTGGTCCGCGCGGGGCGCGGGCGCGCTTGCCGGATCGTCGATCTCGCTCGTCTATCTGCTGCCGACCCGACGCCGCGAGGCTGTCTCGCGCTTCATCGTGGGCATTGTCAGCGGCATGATCTTCGGCCCCGCCGTTGGCGAAATGCTGATGGTGAATTTCGGGCTGGCGGCCCCGTTCGACCGGTTCGAGGTGATGCTGATGGGGGCAAGCGCCGCCAGCTTCGCCTCCTGGTGGGTGCTTGGCCTGATCGTGCGGGCGCTCGGCCGACGCGATGATGCGGCCAACCGGCTCCCTGCGAATGGGGCGGAGGACGCGCAATGAACGTGCTGCCGCGTGTCGCGCCAGACCTCAGATACGCGCCCGCCGCGCCCGATGGCGGCATGGCCGAGGCGGGTGTCATTTCGGGATATGCCTCCCTTTTCGGCCGCGTCGACCTCGGTCGGGACCGCGTCGCGCCCGGTGCCTTTGCCGCCGCGCTGCGCAGGCGCAGGGCGGGCGGCATCCGCATGCTGTTCCAGCATGACCCGGCGGAAGTGATCGGCAGTTGGACAGAGATCAGCGAGGACAGGCGCGGCCTGCGCGTTTGCGGGCGCATCAACCTTGAAGTCGCACGGGGGCGCGAAGTGATTGCGCTCATCCGCCAGGGCGCGCTCGACGGGCTGTCCATCGGCTTCAAGACGGTTCACGCCGACCATGACCGTGCAAACGGCATCCGGACCATCCGCGAGGCCGACCTTTGGGAAATCTCGGTCGTGACGTTTCCCATGCTGCCGGACGCCCGCATCAGCGAGCTGAAACGGACCGAAGGCGGCCAACCCAAGGGCGAGATGCCGACGCTTGCCGCCCTGATCCGCAAGGCGGCGCACACACTCACACAAGGAACTGGACATGACCAAGCATGAGACGGTCCGGCGCACGGCGCCGGAAGTGAAGGCCAATGGCACGGGCGGCGTCGCCGAAGCGTTCGGCGAATTCATGGGCGCGTTCGAGGCGTTCAAATCCGCCAATGACGAGCGCCTTGCTGGGATCGAGACCCGCATGGGCGCCGATGTGGTGACCGTCGAGAAGGTCGACCGCATCAATGCGGCGCTCGACGAGCAGAAGCGCGCGCTCGACCGGCTGCTGGTGAAGGCCGCAAGGCCGGCGCTCGGCGGCGCGCCCGCAGCCGAGCCGAGCGAGCATAAGCGCGCTTTCGAAGCCTATGTCCGGAAAGGGGACGAGCGCGGCCTGCAGCGCATCGAGGAGAAGGCGATGAGCATCGCCTCCGGCCCCGATGGCGGCTATCTGGTGCCGACGGAGACGGCGGCGGAAATCGCCAAGCGGCTGGCGCGGCTGTCGCCCTTGCGCGCCCTGTCAACGGTGCGCGAGGTGACGGGCGCAGTCCTGAAGAAGCCGTTCGCCCTGTCAGGCCCGGCGACGGGCTGGGTCGGCGAAACGGCGGCGCGCCCGCAGACGGCATCGCCCAACCTTGCCGAGCTGCAGTTCCCGACCATGGAACTCTACGCCATGCCGGCTGCGACGGCCTCGCTTCTGGAAGACGGCGCCATCGACATTGACGCGTGGATCAGCGCCGAGGTGGAGACGGCCTTCGCCGAGCAGGAGGGCGCGGCCTTCGTGAATGGCGACGGCGTCAACAAGCCGCGCGGCTTCCTCGACTATCCTTCGGTTGCCGAAAGCGCATGGGCCTGGGGAAGCCTTGGCCACATCGTGACCGGCGTCTCGGCGGCGTTTCCGGCGACCGACCCCTCCGACATCCTGGTCGAAACAGTCTATTCGCTGAAGGCAGGCTACCGGCAGAACGCCAGCTGGGTGATGAACCGCAAGACGCAGGCCGCCATCCGCAAGATGAAGGATGATGATGGCAACTATCTCTGGCAGCCGCCGGCGACCGTGGGCGAAAAGGCGATGCTGCTCGGTTTCGGTGTCGCCGAATCCGAGGACATGCCCAACATCGCCGCCAACTCGAAATCGGTCGCGTTCGGCGACTTCAGCCGAGGCTATCTCGTTGTCGACCGCAGCGGCATCCGGGTGCTGCGCGATCCCTATTCCGCCAAGCCCTATGTGCTCTTCTACACCACCAAGCGCGTGGGCGGCGGCGTGCAGGACTTCGACGCCATCAAGCTCCTGAAATTCGGCACGGCGTGAGCCGTCTGACCTGACGCCAGCGGTTTCCCCGCCGCTGCGCCTGCCGATGGGCGGCCCGGGCTCCTCCCTGCCGGGCCGCCCACCTTGCATCTCCGCGTTTGAAAGGCCCAATGAATGGCACTGTTCCGCATCACCGAACCGGCGCAGGAGCCGGTGACGATCTCCGAGGCGCGCGCCTGGCTGAGGCTCGACCATGCGTCCGAGGACGGGCTGATCGGCGAATTGATCCGCGCGGCGCGCATGGAAGTCGAGAACCAGACCGGGCGTTCGCTCATCACCCAGCACTGGCGCATGACGTTTGACCGCTGGCCGGGCCGCGACCTGATCCACCTTCCGCGCGGGCCTGTGACGTCGATCCTGTCGGTGACCGTTTATGGGGCGGGCGGTGCGCCGGAGACGCTCGCACCCGCCGACTACGCGCTGGACCCGGGAAGCGATCCGGCGCGGCTCCTTTTCGAGCGCCGACCCGAGACAGGCCGCCGCCTGAACGGTGTGGAAATCGACTATGCCTGCGGCTTCGGCGCGACGGGTGCCGCGGTGCCGGAATTCGTGCGCCGAGCGATCAAGATGCTGGTCGTCCATTTCTACGAGTTCCGCGGCAGCTTCCGACCCGACGAGCAGCCGGTCTCGCACCCCGATGGCTTCATGCCGCTGCTGCGCCCGTTGAAGCGGGTGCGGCTGTGACGCGTGGGGCGGCGGTTGATCCGGGCGCGCTGCGCCATGAACTTTTGCTTCAGCAGGCAACGCGCGCACCTGACGGGCTGGGCGGCTTTGCCGAGACCTGGGTGACGATTGCGACCGTGTTTGCGCGAATCGAGCCGTTGCGGGTGTCCCAGGCGTTCACTGCGGCGCAGGAGATCGAAACGGCAACCCATGCCATCACCATCCGCCAACGGGCGGACATCGCGAGCGGCATGCGCTTTGCCAAAGGCGCGCGGCGCTTCCGCATCATCACCGTGCGCGACCCTCAAGAGACGGGCCGCTTCATCATCTGCACGACGGAGGAACTGCCATGAAACTGTCGGTGTCACTGACCCGCGACCGCCTGATCCAGACCTTGCGCTGGGCGGCCCTTCAGCCGCCTGACCCGGATGGCGGGAACGTGCCGCAATCTCCGGAGCGGTTCCGGCAGGCGGCGAAGCGCGCCGCGAGACGCGGTTTCGGGGAACGCTGGTGACTGCGGCCGCCGCGCTCCAGGGCGCGATCCACGGCGCACTCGCGGGCAATGCCACGCTGACGGCGCTGCTCGGCGGGCCGCGCATCCATGACCGGACGCCGGACAACGCCGTCTTCCCCTATGTGACGTTTGGCGCGTCGGCCTCGCTCGACTGGTCGACAGGATCCGGCAGGGGAAGCGAAGAACTTGTGCTGATCGAGGTCTGGTCGAGGCAGCCGGGGCGCAAGCAGGCGCTCGACATCGCCAATGCGGTGACGGTGGCGCTCGATGCGGCAAATCTCAATGCGGGCGGGCATCGCGTTGTCCTGCTGCGCCATGCCGGGATGGATGTTGCCTTTGTCCCGTCGCTTCGTGGCTTCCGCGCGGCCTTGCGCTTCGAGGCGCTGACCGAACCAGTCTGACCCAACCCCAAGGAAGGAGGCCCTGATGGCCGCACAAAAGGGCAAGGACCTGCTCTTGAAGGTTCATGACGGGGTTTCGACCCATGTCACCGTGGCCGGGCTGCGCGCCCGGCGCATCGCGTTCAATGCCGAGGCCGTCGATGTGACGGCGACTGAATCCGCCGGGCGTTGGCGCGAGTTGCTGGCCGGAGCGGGCGTGCAGCGCGCGGCGCTTTCAGGCTCTGGAATCTTCAAGGACGTGGCCTCCGACGCGCGCGTGCGCGCCCTGTTCTTCGGCGCCGAGATCGTGACCTGGCAAATCATCATCCCGGATTTCGGCACGATCATCGGCCCGTTCCAGATCACCGCGCTCGAATATGCGGGCAACCATGACGGCGAAGTGACGTTCGAGATCGCGCTGGAATCGGCCGGTGCGCTAACCTTCGGAGCCTTGTGACATGACGGACAAGACCGTGAACATCCATCGCGGCGAGGTGATGGCGACGCTGGATGGCGTGCAGCGCAAGCTTCGCCTGACCCTCAACGTGCTGGCAGAACTGGAGGAGGCCTTCGGTGTCGACAGCCTGTTTGAGCTTATCCAAAAGCTGACGACGACGAAGCTGACGGCGCGCCATCTGGCGCTGATCGTGGCGGCGGGCTTGCGCGGGGCAGGCGAAAAGGCCGACGCCGACACGGTGGGGGCCATGCATTGCGAGCGGGGCCCCGCAGGCTTTGCCGACCTTGCGCGCGACCTGCTTGAAGCGAGCTTCGGATTGAAGAGCGCTGCGGATGCTGGGGAAGCGCCTGCCCCAAAGCGCTGACAGGCGGCACGCGGCGCGCGGCCACCTGGGCAGAGCTGATAGCGCTCGCCTACGGTGTGATGCGGCTGTCGCCAGGTGATTTCTGGTCGATGTCGCCGCGCGAATTCGATGCGGCAGCAAGGCCGTATCTGCGCGCTCCCGCCCCCGCGACCGCACGAACGGAACTTGATGCCCTGATGCGGGCCTTTCCCGACCACGATTGAGGACCCCGACATGGACGATGATGTGGTGATCCGCTTCGGCGCGGACACGAGCGATTTCGAGCGCAGCCTTCGCCAGATGCAGCTTGATGCCGACCGCTTCGGCAGCGCGCTGACCGGCGCGCTGAAACAGGCCGTCGTGGACGGATCAAGCCTTGACGAGGTGCTGAAAGGGCTTGGCCGGCAATTGGCGGGCCAGGCCTTGTCCATTGGCCTCAAGCCGCTTGAGGGCCTGCTGTCCGGCTTTGCCGGACATCTTTTCGCCGGGCTGACGCCATTCGCCAAAGGCGGGGTGCCGGGATTGGCGGGCGGGATCGTGAATGCGCCGACCGTGTTTGGTGCCGGAGGCGGGCTGGGGCTGATGGGGGAGGCGGGCGCGGAGGCGATCCTGCCCTTGCGCCGCGATGCCAGCGGCCGCCTCGGCGTCGGCGCAGGTGGTGGCGCACCGATGACGATCAATGTGTCCATCGCGACACAGGACGCCGCCTCGTTCCGCCGTTCGGAAGCGCAGATCGCGGCCTTGATGGCGCGCACTGTCGCGCGCGGCAACCGCAACCTGTGAGGCGGCGATGACCCCATCCTTCCATGATGTCCGTTTTCCGGTAGCGATCGGCTTCGGCGCGACGGGCGGTCCTGAACGGCGCGTCGAGATCGTGTCGCTCACTTCCGGCCGCGAGCAGCGCAACCTGAGGCAGGCCCACGCCTTGCGCCGCTATGATGCGGGCACGGGCTTGCGCTCGCTTGCCGATCTTGAGGCCGTCCTCGATTTCTTCGAAGCCCGGCGCGGCCCGCTCCACCCGTTCCGCTTCCGCGACCCGTTCGACTGGAAGAGCTGCCCCGTCGCGCAGCCGGTCACCGCGCTGGACCAGACGCTTGGAACAGGCGACGGCGCGACCCTTGGTTTCGCGATCACCAAGACCTACGGCACCGGGGCAACGGCCTATGTGCGGCCAATCTCCCTTGCGGTTGCGGCGTCGGTGCGCGTCTCGGTGAATGGCATCACCGTGCCTGCAGCCGGTTTCACGGTTTCACCCGGAGGCGACAGGGTCGTGTTCGCGGCCGGACACGCCCCCGCCGCCGGTGCGGTCGTGAAGGCCGGATACGAGTTCGACGTTCCTGTCCGTTTCGACACCACGTCGCTGACCATGTCTCTGTCGGGCTTCAAGAGCGGGCAGGTGCAATCCGTGCCTTTGAAGGAGGTTTTGCCGTGAGCCGCGTTCCTGCCGCGCTGGCGGCCCATCTTGCCGGCGATGTGACAACCCTCTGCCATTGCTGGACGCTGTCCCGCGCCGACGGGCTGACGCTCGGTTTCACCGACCACGATCGCCCCTTGACGCTTGATGGCGTGGTGCATGCTCCAGACAGCGGGTTTTCGCCCGCGCAGGCCGAAGCGGCGCTTGGCCTCGCAATTGCGACGGACGGCATAGAGGGCGCGCTGTCCCATGAGGCGATCAGCGTCGAAGACCTGAGGTCTGGCGCATGGGACAAGGCGAAGGTCGTGACCTGGCTGGTGAACTGGGCGGACGTGGGCGAGCGCCTTGAACTGCGTTCGGCGACGATTGCCCGCATCGAACAGGCGGACGGCGCGTGGCGTGCCGAGATCGAGGACCTCGCCGCCGAGTTCGCCGTGCCGCGCGGTCGCCTCGCGCGGAAGCGTTGCGACGCTGAACTGGGCGACAGCCGTTGCACCGTGGACCTTCAACTGCATGGGCGGACGCAAGCGGCCATCGTAACCGCGATCCTGCAGCCGGGCACCGTGGCGGTGGACGGAGCAGGTGAAGCGGCGGATGGATGGTTTGCGGGCGGCAGGCTTGTCCATGCAGGCAGGAGTTTTGTGATCCTTTCCCACATCCGTACCGGCCAAGGAACCGCGACGATCAGGGTGCAGGATGCGCTGCCGGCGGGGATTTCGGCGGGTTCGGGCATTACGCTCGTCACGGGGTGCGACAAGCGTTTTTCGACCTGCAAGGACAAGTTCTCCAACAGCCTGAATTTCAGGGGCTTCCCCCATCTGCCGGGCAATGACGCGGCCTACGCCTATGCCAATGACGCCGCGACAGCCGACGGCTCGCCAGTGGTGCCGTGATGCGCGGGGAGATTGACGGGGAAGCCGTGGTCGATGCTGCGCGGCGCTGGCTTGGCACGCCCTACCGGCATCAAGGCTCGCTTGTGGGCGTCGGTGCCGACTGCCTCGGCCTCCTGCGGGGCGTCTGGCGCGACCTGAAGGGCGACGAGCCCGAACCCGTTGCCCCCTACACGCCGGACTGGGCGGAGGTTTCGGCGTTCGACCCGCTGCTGGGGGCCGCGCAGCGCCATTTCGTGCAAACCAATGGCGAACTCAAGGCGGGGCGCATTGTGCTTTTCCGATGGGGTCCGCGCAGCATCGCCAAACATGCGGGCATCCTGACGGGGAGTTCTGGGATGATCCACGCATATTCGGGATCGGGCGTTGTCATTTCACCGCTGGTTCCGGCCTGGCGGCGACGGATCGCCGGTGTCTTTGCGTTCCCCGGCGACAACTGACCGAGAAGAAGGGTTCTTTCATGGCGACATTGCTCTTGCAGGCGGCCGGGGCATCGCTCGGCGGGATCTTCGGCGCGACCGGCGCCATACTCGGACAGGCGGCCGGTGCGCTTGCGGGCAATCTGATCGACAATGCGCTCCTCTCCTCCCGGCGGACAATCCAAGGCTCGCGGCTCTCCAATGCCGCGCCTTTCAACGCGGAAGAAGGCGCGGCGTTGCCGCGCATCTATGGCACGGTGAGGACGCCGGGCATCATGATCTGGGCCACGCGCTTTGAGGAGACCGTCCAAACCGAGCGCCGCGGGGCCAAGGCCATGGGCGGCGGCACGCGCGTGCGCACCTCGCGCTACTTCGCCAATGTCGCGTTCGCCTTGTGCGAAGGCCCCGTTGCGGGCATCCGCCGTGTTTGGGCCGACGGGCGGGAACTGGATCTTGCCGGTGTCGAACTTCGCTTCCATCCGGGCAACGAGACCCAGCCCGCCGACCCCCTCATCCTTGCGCGGCAGGGAGCGGGCAACACGCCCGCCTATCGCGGCGTCGCCTATGTCGTGCTTGAGCACTTTGCGCTGGAACCGTTCGGAAACCGCGTTCCGCAACTGCAATTCGAAGTGCTGCGGCCTGTGGGCGCGCTTGAAAGCAACCTGCGCGCCGTGACGATCATCCCCGGGGCGACGGAGTTCGCCTATGAGCCTTCGGCGCTTCTCGAAGAGCCTTCGCCCGGTGCGTCCCGCTATGTGAACAGGCATGTGCTGCACGCCGCCAGCGACTGGGACGCCTCCATCAACGAACTGCAGGCGCTTTGCCCGAAGCTTGAGCATGTCGCCCTTGTCATTGCCTGGTTCGGGGATGATTTGCGTGCCGGCCAGTGCACCATCAGGCCGGGCGTGGTCGAGACGGAAGTGGCGCAGGAAACGCGCCCCTGGCGCGGCGGCGGCCTGCCGCGCGCGCAGGCTAGGGCAATCTCGCGCGTGTCGGGCAGGTCCGCCTATGGCGGCACCCCTGATGATGCGAGCGTGATCCGCGCAATCCATGACCTGAAGGCCCGCGGCCTCAAGGTGACGCTCTATCCCTTCGTGATGATGGACATCCCCGTCGCGAACACCTTGCCGGACCCTTACGGTTCCGCAAGCCAGGCGGCGCATCCCTGGCGCGGGCGGATAACCTGCCATCCGGCGGAAGGCCTTGCCGGGTCCTCCCATGGCACGGCCGCAGCGGCGTCACAGGTCGCTGCGTTTCTTGGCGCTGCTTCGCCGTCGCAGTTCAGCCATTCCGGCGATGTCGTGTCGAGCTCCACGCCCGGCACCGACTGGGGGTACAGGCGCTTCATCTTCCATTGCGCAGCCATGGCACGCGCTGCTGGCGGCGTGGACGCGTTCCTGATCGGCTCCGAACTGAGAGGATTGACCGGCATTGCCGCCAATGGCGGAAGCCACCCTTTCGTGCAGGGCCTGATGGCGATCGCAGCTGATGTGCGCGCAATGCTGGGCGCGCAAACCAAGCTGACCTACGCCGCCGACTGGACGGAGTATGCGGGCGTCCGCCCGAAGGCCGCGCCGGGCGACATCCGCTACAACCTTGATCCGCTTTGGGCGCATCCGGCCATCGATGCGGTGGGCATTGACTGGTATCCGCCGCTGACGGACTGGCGCGACGAGGATGCCGGCGGCCTGAGCCCCGACGGTGCGAGCGGCCCGCACGATGCCGACGCCATGCACGCCGGTCTGACGGGCGGCGAAGGCCATGACTGGCACTATGCCGACAGCAACGCGCGCGCGGCGCGCATGCGCACACCCATCACCGACGGGGCTTTTGGCAAACCATGGGTCTGGCGGGTCAAGGCGCTCAAAGCGTGGTGGGAGAACCACCACCATGACAGGGTGGGCGGAAACGAGGCCGCAACGCCCAGCCCCTGGGTGCCGCGTTCCAAGCCAATCTGGCTGACTGAAGTGGGCTGTCCGGCGGTGGACAAGGGCGCAAACCAGCCCAACGTGTTCCCCGATCCCAAGTCTTCAGAGAACGCGCTGCCGCATTTCTCCAGCGGCGCACGCGACGATGTTCAGCAGCGGCTGTTCCTTGAAGCACATCAGCGCATGTTCGACGCCGCGCATCCGGCGTTTGCGGAAGCGGGCAACCCGGCGACCGGGCTCTTTTCTGGCCGCATGGTGGACGCGTCCCGGTGCTATGCTTGGGCTTGGGACGCGCGCCCCTTTCCCGCCTTTCCGCTTGACGCCCCGACCTGGGGCGATGGCCGGAACTGGCTTGCCGGCCATTGGTTGAACGGCCGGCTGGGCGCGGTCTGCGTACGCGACCTGATTGCGGCCGTCTTTGCCGATCACGGCCTTCCGGCCCCGCGCTTCGGCAGCGTGGGCGGGTGGCTCGACGGTTATGCCGTTAGTCGACCCGAAGCGGCGCGCGACACGCTGGAAGCGGTTTTGAACCTCTTCGGCGTCATCGCCGCCCCCGACACGGCGACCTGGCACTTCCGCGACATCGGCGCGCTTGCCGGGCCGCCGGTGTTGGTCGGCGATGTCGTGGCCGATGACGACCATGGCGCGGTCGTCCATGCAAGGGCCGCCCGGACCACCGTGCCGAACGAGGCGGTGCTGACCGTCGCCGACCCGTTTGCCAACCATGAGGCGACCTCGCTGCGCGCGCATGTGGCGACGGGGGATCTCGCGCGGCAGACTGCCCTTTCACTGCCTGCCGCATTGGACGGTTCCTCGGCACAGGCCCTTGTCGAGCAGTGGCTTGCAAGGGCGCGCCAGGAGGCGGCTTCCGTCCGGCTTGGCCTGCCGCACACATTCGCCGGGCTGAGGCCCGGTGATGTGATCCGCCTGCCCGGCGATGCTCAGCCCTATCGGATCGAGCAGGTCCGCACGGGCGAACATCTCGCCATCGAAGCGCGCGTTCATGGGGAAAGCGCGCCTTGCGCCCGTCCGCCTCACTTGCCGCCGGGGCCGGTTGGCGCGCCGGTTGTCTCCGGCAGGCCGAACATGATCCTGCTTGATCTGCCGGAGTCGGCGGACGGCAACCGGGTGCAAATCACTGTCGCAGCCCATGCTACGCCTTGGAGGCGGCAGGCCGTGACGGTGCTGCGTGGCGGACGCATGCTCGATGCGGGGCTGGTGGAAGCGCCGGCAACCCTTGGCATCCTGCCGGACGGCGCTCCGTCCGCCGCTTCCTGGCGGTTCACCCATGGCGGTTTCCGCGTCCGGCTGCATTCAGGGGCGCTGGAGGCGGTGACGCGCCGCATGGTGCTGGACGGCGCTAATGCGGCGGCGATCCGCTCGGCATCCGGCGCATGGGAAGTCGTGCAATTCGCCGCTGCGGAGGAGATCGCCGCTGGTGTCTGGCGCATTGGCGACATGCTGCGCGGGCAGTCCGGCACCGAAGATGCCGCGCTGGCCGGGGCGCAGCCGGGAGCGGATTTCGTCCTGCTCGATGCGGCTCTTGTAAGGGTCGATGCCGCAATGGACGACGTGCTGAACCTGAGGATTGGCCCGGCCTCGAAGCCCTCTGACGATCCGTCCTGGTTGGACGCGACACATCCGCGCCCGGCACGCAGCCTTCTGCCACCGGCACCCGTGCATCTGCGCTGGTTCCCGGCGGGAGCGGGAAGCGGAGTGCTTTCATGGATTCGCAGGGGGCGCATCGATGCGGATGACTGGGAGCCTTCGGACATCCCGCTCGGCGAAGACGGCGAGCGCTATGGCTGGCGCATTTCAACGCCGTCCGGGAGCGTCGTTCTGAACGGTGGCGTGGCGGTGCCGGAGTTGGCCTTGACAGCAGGCAAACGCGCCGCGGCGCTCGGTGCCGCCGATGCGCCGTTCACGTTCACCGTATGGCAGGAGGGTCGGCTTGCGGGGAGGGGACTGGCCTCATCCCTGTCAGTCGCGTGA